CGATAGGTTACGATCCACACAATGCAAGCGCATTTTTATTAGATCTTGAAGATTTCGGGTGTGATTTGGTGGAAATAAAGCAGAGCGCAAGAAGTTTGAATGATGCAACGAAAGATTTTCAGTTAGAGGTAGAGGCACACAATGTAGAATATGACGAAAGAAACAAATTATTAACAAGATCTATGAATGATGCTATTTTATCCGAGCCAAACAGTTTTGGCGAAATTAAAATAGATAAAATGTTACAGAAAAACAGAATTGATCCATGCGATGCTATTATTTGCGCCCATAAATTAGCAATGGGGGTAGAGGTTGAAGAAATAACAACAGATCAAAGCGTGGAGGCATACTTAAAGATGTTTGAAGAAAAGGCAGGTGAAAATGAAGATTGAAATTATTTGAAAAAATAAAAAATATGCTTAGCAACAAAGCGATAAGACCGGCAGCGGGCGCGACCGATGAAAAACTATTGGAGTGGTTGGGAATATCGGGAACGCCTAAAAAGGTATTAAGCGAGGTAACATATTTTACCTGCCTTAAAATGTTATCGGAAACATTGGCAAAGATGCCTATTAAATTCTATCAGCAGACGGATAAAGGAGTAGAGAGAGCAGAACCAAACGCAGCATACGAGCTATTAAAGACAAGACCAAATTCACAAATGACACCTTCCGTATTTTGGGGTGCGGTAGAAAACAACCGGAACCATTGCGGGAACGCTTATGTATGGATTAGGCGACAGTTTAACCGCAAGAAATACGGAGGCGAAATGGTTATAAAAGATTTATGGATCATGCCTTCAGCAGATACAACAATAGTTATTGATGATAAGGGCGTATTTGGTGCCGCGGGCGATATTTATTATTGGTACACCGACAAATACAGCGGGGAAAGCTATGTTTTTCCTTCGGCTGATGTGATGCACTTTAAAACATCACTATCTTTTGACGGTTTAAGCGGCGCGCCGGTAAGAGACATTTTAGCAGCAACCATACAAGGCGGTTTAGAAAGTCAAAACTTTATGAATAATCTTTATAAAGGTGGTTTAACAGCAAGGGCAGCCCTGCAATATACCGGCGATTTATCGCCAAAACTTGAAAAACAGCTAATTAAAAGGTTGGAAGAATACGCAAACGGCGCAAATAACGCCGGTAAGTTTATACCGATACCGATCGGCATGAAATTAGAGCCGTTAAACATAAAATTAACGGATAGTCAGTTTTTCGAGCTGAAAAAGTATAGCGCATTGCAGATAGCGGGCGCATTTGGTATTAAGCCGAACCAAATTAACGACTATGAAAAAAGCAGTTATGCCAACAGCGAAATGCAAAACATTTCTTTCTATATTGACACAGAATTATATATTTTAAAGCAGTATGAGGAGGAAATAAATTATAAGTTGTTGGATCCGAGCGAAACAAAAGCAGGAAAGTATTACAAATTTAATGAAAATGTTATTTTGCGTACCGATGCAAAGACGCAAGAGGAAATTTTAACCGGATATGTGCAAAACGGCATATATACGCCAAATGAGGCGCGGGAGTATGTGAACAAACCGAGGTTAAAAGGCGGCGATGATTTAATTTGCAACGGAAACTATATAAAAGTTGCGCAAATTGGCATAGAAGAAAAAAAAGGAAGGAGGAGGCGAGAATGGCTAAAATCTTAGAATTGCAGAAAAAGGACAAAAAAGGAAAATGCAGGACAGTAGGCAGCATCGAGATCAAAAACCAAACAGAGGCAGCCGCAGACCTTTATTTTTTCGGCGATATTAACAGCGAGAGTTTGGGAGAATGGCAAAAGTATTATCCCGATGATAAAGCACCAAAAGATGTGCAGGACTTTTTAGATCAGCTTGACGGCGTTTTAAAAATCAATGTACACATTAACAGCGGCGGCGGTTCAGTATTTGGCGGTATTGCTATTTACAATATTTTAAAACGGCACAATGCGGAAATTGTTGTGTATGTAGAGGGATTAGCGGCGAGCATCGCAAGCGTTATAGCAATGGCAGGCGATAAAATCATTATACCGGCAAATGCGCAAATGATGATCCATAAACCAAGCAGCATTACATGGGGAAATGCGGACGATATGCGCAAAGAGGCAGATATTTTAGACGGTTGCCAAAAGGTTATTTTAAACACCTATATGCAGCACGCAAAAGACGGTGTAACAGCCGAGGAAATAAACGCCCTTATAGATGCGGAAACATGGAAAAACGGCGAAGAATGGCAGGAATTTTTTGATATTGAAGTATCAGAAAAGAGCCAAGCAACCGCCTGCGAAAGCGAATATTTCGACAAATATAATAATTTGCCGGACAAGCTAAAAGGGCAGCCGGAGCCGCCGCAACTTAATATTGACGATTTAGCGGAAAAGGTAGCAGAAAAAATAAAAAATACGCTATCAGAACCGCCAAAGGTTCCGCAGGCAGATACAGAAAAGAGAATAGCAGAGTTATTAGAGGACTTAGATTTAATTTAAGCCCTTTATTTTTTATCAAAAACAAGGAGGATATAAACCACATGAACGAAGAATTAAAGAAACTGTTAGACAGCATCAAGAACAAAAAGCAGGAAGTTAAGGATCTTTGCAAGGCAGGCAAAATCGAAGATGCAGCAAAGGCAAAGGAAGAATTAAAAGACCTGCAGGCACAGTTTGATCTGCTTTACGATTTAGAGGCAGACAAGTTAGACGGCATGGAAGGAAAAGTAGCAGAAGGAACCGCTAAAAAGGTTTTGGATAAGACAAAGAATATTGCGAACGCATTTGTAAACGCAATCAAAGCGGCAGTAGGCAAGGGTGCGTTATCAGACGAGGACAAAGAGATCTTAAATTCCATGAATGAGGGAACGGACGAGGACGGCGGTTTAACGGTGCCGAAAGACATTAGAACAGCCGTTAAAGAACTTAGAAGATCCGAGGACGCATTAGAAAACCTTGTAAACGTGGAGCGCGTAAGCACTTTAAGTGGCAGCAGGGTTATTGAACGTTACGCAGATCAGACACCGTTTGACAATGTAGACGAGGCAGCACAGTTTCCGGAGGTATCAACACCGCAGTTTGAGAAAATCGAGTATAAAGTTAAGAAAAAGGGCGGCATCTTAAAGGTAACGCAGGAATTATTGAGCGATACCGCAGAAAACATTATCGGTTATCTGAAAAAGTGGATTGCAAAAAAGGCAAAGGCTACACGAAACTTTATGATCGTTGCAAAAATCCGCGAGATTACCAAAGATGCGGAGGTACCGGTTGAGGGATTGGACGAGCTGAAAAAGATTTTTAACATTTTGCTTGATCCGGCGATTGCCTTAACCGCAGGCGTTGTTACTAATCAGGACGGTTATAATTGGCTTGACACCTTAAAGGATAAGGACGGCAAGTATATTTTACAGCCGGATCCGACTAAACCGACAAGCACGTTATTATTTGGCAAATATCCGGTTAAAAAGGTAAGCAACAAGACCATGCCAAGCGTAGCGGTAGAAGGCGGCTTTAAAGTGCCGATTGTATGCGGTGACTTAAAAGAGGCAATCACGATTTTTGACCGCGAAACATTAACCGTTGATATTTCAAGCAGCGCAGGCGATTTGTGGGGCAAGGATCAGACCGGTATTAAAGTACGCGAACGCTTAGATATTCAGAGCGTAGACGAGGAGGCGATCATCATGGCAGAGCATTTGATCGTTACAGATAGTGACGGAAACGGCACATACACAGATGCAGAGTTAGAGGCTATGACGAAAGAGCAGATTTTAGCAACCGGCACCCAATTAGGGTACAAAATGACAACAACCAAAGCGAACACGAAGGACGAGATCAAAGCGGACTTTTTAGCACAGCAGACAGCGGCAGCAGGACAGACACAGTAAAATGAACGACGGCGGGGAAACCTGCCGCCGATTAAGGCAGGTGCGATATGATAACATTACAAGAGGTTAAAGAGTATGCAAGAATTGATATAGACGAGGACGATCAGTTATTGCAAAATATACTTATACCGGCAGTATTTGAAAAACGCAACCGGCAAGGAATACCCGCCAACCGATGCGGAAGGGAACACAATTAACTACACGCTAGAAAAGATTTATTTGCAATTACTTATAGCCTATTGGTATGAGCATCGCGCACCGGTCGGAAAAGTCGGGGAAGATTTCACATATTCGACAAAATCAATTATGCTGCAATTACAAAATAAGTAGGTGGCGGCATGGATATAGGAAGAACAAATAAAAGAATTTCGTTTTGCAGATACGAGGATAAAGAAAACGCGTTGATGCAGACGGAAAAGGTATTAACAACGGTAAAAACGGTTTGGGCGAGCGTAGAGCCGACAAGGGGCAGAGAGTACCAAGAGGCGCAGCGGATCAGACCGGAATTAACCTATAAGATAACGACACGATACCACAAGGAAGTAACGCCGGATATGTTCATAAAATTCAAGGATCGTTATTTTCACATTGTTTCAATAATCAATGTCAGAGAGCGCAACGAGATGTTAGAAATAGTATGCACCGAGAAGATCACAGAGAAACCGGCGGTAAACTAAAAATAATATTAAATGCGAATGACAAATGAAAAATAGGGAGGTATAATGTAAAAAAAATAACGAGGAGGCGCATATTATGGCAAACACAGAAAAACGAACAGAAGTTCGGGGGGGGTACACCTTCTAAACCGATATGGAAAAAGTGGTGGTTTTGGGTTATTATAGTTGTGATTTTAGGTGCAATCGGAACCGCTAACAGTTCGGACGATGCAAAAGAACCAACAACGGAAATAGTAACCGAAAATGAGGAACAAAAAGAGCCGGAGCCGATGCAAACAGAGACAACAGAGGATCGCAGCGAAAAGGAACCAACAGAGGAAACAGAAAAACCGAGCGAACCGGAAGAAACGGCAGAAACAAGCGAGTACAACGGAAAGAATATTGATGATACCGGAGCGCATTTTAGCGTGTCAAAGGTAAGAAATGATACAACTGATAATTGGCGCATATCATCAATAGCGGAGAACATAAACATTGAAGAATACGCGTTAAGCTATTACAAAAAATATTTTTCAAGTGATGCAGAGATACACGCGATTGTTAATTTCTCAAATAATACCACTACAAAAATAAGTGTTGCAGGAAATGTGCTTGATGTAAGCATTTACGAGTATGTAGACGGCGAGGAACATGATGCAAAATTACTTTTCGGCGGTACGTTGTTAAAACAGTATTTTGTATATACAGATACCGGAGAAATTGAAGAAATACAGTAACAAAAAGGCTATTCCCAAGCGTGGGAGTAGCCTTTATTTTTGAGGGTGTTTTATATGTCAAGTGAATTTGAATTTGAGTTTGAGGGCTTAGAAGAATTAGAAAAAGATTTGACAAAAGCAATAAAAGCCTGCCCAACAAAGGCAGAGGACACATTAAAGGATATTGCGAAAGATTTTAAAAAATCAGCTAAAAAGCGGGCTAATTCAGAGTTAAAGCCACATGAGAGAACCGGAGGAGATAAAAACAAGGCGATTAAAAGAAAGTGGGGGCATAAATTGGTTGATGAAAACATGGGCGCAACCGCTTTAGTTTATAATTCAGCAAGACATTACCACCTAATAGAAAACGGTCACAATCTTGTAAAAGGCGGTCAGATCATCGGTTTTGTGCCGGGTAAACACATTATGGAAAAAACGCGCAATGAGTACGAAAATATAGTGCCGCAGCGGTTTGAACAAATGGTTGATGATATTTTAAAAGGGAGTGATTTAGATTAAGTATGCAGAAATAAAAACGGCGATCAATGCGCTGTTAAAAAGCAAATATCCATATAAGATTTACGGAAAAGAGATCAAAGAAGGCTATGAAACACCTAGTTTCTTTACGGAAATTTTGGATAAGGGCAGCAGGGCAGAAACACAAAATTTTACCGGTGGCGGCTTTACAGTTAAAATCACATATTTTCAGAGTGAAAAGAACGAATTAGATCAGCTTGAAAAGGTAGACGAAATAAAAGACCTTTTCGGGCTGATTTTTTGCGTTGGAGAAAGACGGTTGACGGTTGGGGAGTATTCGCATGATTATATCGGGGAATATTCGGATATTTTGCAAATCAGCATTGATATTGATTACAAAGAGAACACACAGAAACAAGAAACAGCACCGATAGCAGAAGGCGTAGATGTAAATATTACGCAAGGTTAGAAAGGAGTAAAAAGCAATGGGCGCACCTAGTATGGATATTCAGTTTATCGAAAGAGCGATAACGGCAGTAACAAGAGGAGAAAGAGGCATCGTTTTATTGTGGGTAAAGGATAGTTTACCGGCAGCAGCAGTAAACCCTGCAACAATCATTTTAAGCAGCGATATTCCAAGCGGTTTAAGTGATACAACAGTAGAACAGATCAAACTTGCAATGATCGGATATACCAACGCACCTAAAAAGGTTTTAGTGTACGGTATGGGAATTTCGGAAGATGCAGAAACAGTAGCAGTAGACGCGGGATATAAAAAGGCTATGGAAGTATCAGAAACAGTAAAGTTTGATTATTTAGCAATCCCGACAGTAGAAACAGACGGAAAAACGCAGGAGGTTGCATCGTGGGTTAAGTCGATGCGTGACAATAAAAGAAAGAAGATCAAGGCAGTATTGCCAAAAATCGAGGCAGACCATGAAGGAATAATTAACTTTACAACGGACAGAAATGTAAAGACAGAAACAGTAACAGAAAAGAACGGAACAAAAACCGCAGTAGATATTGTTTATACAGCAGAGCAGTATTGCGCGAGAATTGCCGGTTTAATTGCGGGTACACCGCTAACATTCGCCTGCACATACGCACCATTAACCGAGTTATCAGATTGTACGAGATTAACCGACATTGATACACCGGTAGATAATGGCGAGTTTATCGTTTTTTATGACGGCGAGAAAGTAAAGGTTGTAAGAGGTGTTAATAGTTTTGTTACAACGGCAGACGGAAAAGGCGACAGCTTTAAAAAGATCAAGATCGTTGAGGCTATGGATATGATCAACGATGATATTATTAAGACCGCGCAGGATAGCTATTTAGGAAAGTATGCAAACAGCTATTCCAACAAATGCCTGCTGATTTCAGCAATTAGTGGATATTTCGCACAATTAAAGCGTGACGGAATTATTAGCAGCTATTCGGTTTCTTTAGATGCAGAGGCGATCCGCACCTACTTAAAGAGTAAGGGATTAAAGGCAACTTTAGAAGATGGAACAATTAAAGAGGTTGACGAGTGCAGCGATGAAGAAATTATAACAGCAGACACCGGATCATTTGTATTTTTAACAGGCAAATTAAAGATCTTAGATGCAATCGAAGATATTAAAATGCCTATTTATATCTAAGGAGGTAAAGAACAATGGCAAAAGGTTTTAGACCGGAGCAGGCTATTAACGGAACATGGGGCGAGGTTTGGTTTGACGGCGAGTATTTGGCACAGATTACAGCGTGTAAAGCAGAGGTAGGATTTAAGAAAACAGCAATTACGCAGGTGCAAAGTTTGGTTGACGGTCAGAAAATTACCGGATTAGAACCAAAGGGCGAGTTAAAGCTGCATCATATCAACAGTTTTGTAATGAAAAAGGTTAGTGATGCGGTCAAAAAAGGAAAAACGCCAACACATACGATCATTTCAAATGTAGCCGATCCCGATGCAATCGGGGCAGAGCGCGTAGCTTATTATAATTGTGTGCTTGATAAAATGATCCTTGCAGATTGGGAGGCAGGAAAGACCTGCGAGGAAAGTTACGGTTTTACATTTGGAGATTGGGAG